CTTTAGCAATAACACCAATTGCTTTTTGAAACTGTAATAATTTGTTTTCCATTATTTCGCTGAGTTAATTAAGGTTAGTAATTCATTAAATTTATTATTAAATTCTTCTTCTGTAATAACAATTCTATCATCATAAAACGCTGATGTTATTGTGTATTTTGTAGTTTCAATACAATAATCGTTTGAGCAATGAGTTAATTTTACCATGTAGTTTTCGCTTAAGACTTTGTAATAAAATAAGTCTAATGGTGCTTTAGAGTAATAAGGAAGTGTTAACTCAATTTCTCTTGTTGTTTCTGTTTTTTCTGTTAATGTAATTTTCATAAGATTGTTTTTAAATTAAAAAACCGATGCCTCGGGGAGTGCAGTCCCTTTGGCAATCGGTCTAAATTTATGTTAGTTTTAATTGAACCTGCACGTTCCTAACTTTGACAAATGTAATTGTTTTATTTTAATTGTGCAAATTTATTAATATATTCTAAATGAATTTCTTTTGTATCTAATAATAAACCATCTAAACCTCTATACATCATTCTTTCTTGGTCGTATATAATAAATCTATGTATTAAGTGATGAGTTTTAACATCTAACTCTATACAGTCTTTGTAATGTTCTTCGTTATAACTCCAATGGTGCATGTGATTTTCTTTAAACTGTTTTTTTAAATACTGAGCTTTGTTTCTAGCCTTGTTTTTTTCTGGATATAACTTTTTATAATTTAAGTTTCTTTTAGCTTGAACTTCTTTTGATGGTTTATAATTAATATAATTTAATCTATAGTATTTATCTCTACCTCTTTTTCTGTCTTTTTCTACAAAATCAGGGTCTTTTCTTTTCTCTGCATAATTATTTTTAACATCATCTTTGTTACATAAAATACATTTATTAACATGCCCATCTGGCATTTGTTTGTGTTTATAAAAATCATCTAATGACTTTTCTAAACCGCATTTAAAACATTTTTTCATATAACAAAGATAAGTTAAAAACATTAAAATAGCAAATTTATTTTTACCATTTTAAAACGGAAGGTCAAGTCCATCATTACTACCTACAAAGTTATGATTCTCAGCCTGTACGTTTGGAGCTGGTTTAGTAAATTGTGATACACCTTTTATAGCCCAAGCCTCAATACTATTAAAATACTGAGTGCCTTTAGTTGGGTTTTGATATTCCCTGCCTCGCAAGTTTATGCTAACTGTAACCTCATCCCCACTTGAATAGCTATTTAATAAGTCACATTTTGCATTAGTAACTTGAATTAATAGATGGTTTGGGTACGGTGTACTTCCGTCTGTCGTTAGTACAAATTCACGCTTTTTAAACTTTTCGCTAATTGTTTGGGTTGCGAATACCTCTTTAATTGTGCCTGATACTTCCATGTTTGTTTTATTTTATGTTTTGATTTGAATTTATAAATTTAGTGATTTCTCTTGACTTTTCAAAGAACACACATTTATCTGTGTATAAGTCTATGTTGTTAATTACCCGGTAGTCTAGGTTGTTTCTATGAGCTATTAAAGTTTCTATTTGGCTACGATCTAATTTAATAACCATATCCGATTTAGTCATAAAATTATCCTTTTCAATCTCTCTAGTTTGACGTTCTTTGATTAAAGGCTGTACACCCTCAATTAAAGTAACCATAGCACCATCGCCTACTTTCTTAATCTTAAATTTAACGTTATATTTTTCTGAGTAATGGTTGGAGCTTACTCTGATGTTATGGCAAACGCCACGGATAAATGTAGCCCTATTAAGTTCTAATTTATCGAAATTGTATTTAGTGTATAGTCTCATTTGTTTTTATTTTTAGTCCATTCGTCATATTCATTATCTTTAATCATGTAACTAATAACGCCTAGCGTTACTATGCTTACTACTGCAATCCATGTCATTTTCTCATAATGTATTTATGCCAGTAGTGAGCAATGGCATCGTGAATAACTATTCCAATGTGAGGGTAGCACATGGTAAGGATTAATAACCCAAAGGTAAATAAACCCATGAAAATTAGTAGTTGTATCATATTATTTTGTTTTAATTGTTAATTTATTTACCATGTATTGATGTAGCGAAACTTTTGGTTTTAATTTACTACATTCTTTATCAAGTTGTAAAACCTGAGCAACGGTTAATTTTAACGTCTTAGGTAAAATGTCCGTTTTTTCTAATTTATTTATATCTTTCATGGTTGTAAAATTACTAAATGTTTTAATACCTAAATGTTAAAATATGTTAAATTATTATTTAATATTATTATTTTGTTTTTGGTATTGAAATAACCTTTATCTTTGACGTATAATTAAAAACCAAACAAATACAATGACAAACTTAGTAAAAGATAGCCAAAGCAGAATAGTAAGATACGGTATGAAATGCTTTCAAATTATTGATGGTATGAAATGTTATGCCTTTGCACACGCAAACAAGAAAGGGAACACTCTTGTAATAAGTGAAGCATTTAATACTTGTGTTGATGCTAACGGACAAAGCGTATCAGGAACTTATAAAATTGTAAGTGTAGGAACTGGTAGAATAGCAGAAGTAGTTTGCGAAAAATTATAGTCAAATAAAAACCAAACAAATATGATAACACTACACAATAACACGGAATACATAACAGGAGCTGTTCATGCTATATTCTACAATGAGGATCAAGGCGATTACTCACTATCAACTTTATGCGAAGAGGTTAGAGTTGAGATAGATTTTAAAACAGATGAGATAGTAATTACTTGCTATTCTGTTGAGAAAGGTTTAGAACCTATTATTAAAAAGTTTAGCCGTCACGGTTTAGACGTTGCAGAATTGTACAAAACTATCTACTTTTTGTATAGTGAGATTTATAACGAACTAAGACTAATTGAGGGGTAGTGTTATGAAATACTTAATATTACTAATAGCCTTAACAAGTTGCTCTGGCAATTCAAAAGAAACTGTTATATTGCAGGCTAAATTAGAACAGGCTAATAAAGATATACTATATTACCGTACGCAATATTTAAAGGCTAATACACAATTAATAGAAATAAAAAGTAAGTGTATTTATTGTGCTGAGTAAAACTACTTAATTAAAAGCATCCCACCTAAAACGCCTAGCCCTAAGAAAGCTAGGTTTTTTTATTTTAGTTTGTCTAATAACGTTTGTTTGTCTTTAGAGCCTATTGAACTTCCAAAGTAATAACCTATCACTCCCATTGAAATAGTTGTTAAGCTGCCAATTATACCGCTTACTAATACTTCTTTGTGTGGCTCTAAATCTTTAAATATAATAATGTACCAAAATATAAATGTACTTCCTAAAACTAATAAGGCTAATATAGGTGTAATGATTTTATTTAATAAAGGTGCTTTATCACTTGTTGCAATATCAATCTCACGCTTACGAGCTGAGTCCATTTCTTTCTGCTCAATATCCATTTGCTTAGTTAATTCAACTTCCATTAACTGAGTGTGTTTATTAGCTTCCTCAATTAGTTTTAATTTAATAGCTTCCTTTTCTTCTTTAGATAAAGTAAACTCATCAACTGTATTGCTAATTGTTTCTATTAACTTAGAACCACCTCCTGCTAATATGTTTGTTATAAATTTTGGTAAAGGCATATTATGTAATTATTAAAACCATGTTTCTATTTCCACTAATTTTATAACTGATATGCACCCAGCTATAATCGTATTCGTTAATTAATTGATCAAAATGTAAATTAGCTTTACACCAATCAAATAACTTTTTATTTTCTTCTTTACTTCCTGCACTAATATCCATTGCCTCACCGGTACAATGTTGTGAAGTTTTAGAACCTTTAACTGCCTTATTTAGTTTTTCATTTCTAAAGAAACTATTAATTTTAATAGGCTTGCCATACCATTTACGTAAAGGCTCAAAACAAAAGTCTGCTACCTTTTCCATATTATTAAGTTGAGCATTATTAGGTTGGTTATCTATGCCTAATCTTAAAGCTGTTGGGCTTAATATTGCTTCCTCTAATGTTATGTGTTCACTAATATTCATTATTCATCTTCTCCTTTTATTGTTGGACTTGTTGGCAATGTTGCAACTTGCTTAGGAAAACTGTTAACTTTAAAATTAACTTCTAAAGCTGAAATTCTAAAGTCATGCGCTTGAAAAGTTAGATCGCTTTTGCTTTTATAACTTTCAATCTTATTAGACAAAATAGATAGTTGAGTAAAGTAAGCTATTGCAGCCGCAACAATATAAGCAACTTCTTTAAATTCAAACCTTAATTTAGAAACCTCATTCATAGTAATATAGTGCTTTATTTTTCTTTTTATCTTGTAAATCAAATCTTACTCTAATAACTAAAGCACCGCAAGCAGCACCCCAAATAGTCATGCCCATATCTTTATTAGAATAAACGCCCCTATCCATCTTTCTATCCCAAACAACCTCTTTTAATATTCCTGCCGTTGTACCGGCTACAAATCCCGTTAAGGCACTTAGAAACGGTTTGTCAATCATTTGATTAGTAACTTCGGCTGTTAGTACTGTAATTCCAAAACCAGCGTAAAAGTGTTTTGTTTTATCGTCTATCTGCGACTTAACACAAATAGACGATAACAAAAATATGATTAATAATTTACCCACGTTTTTTTAATTCCTCATTTATGAATTTAATATTAGCTTGATTTTGCTCAATGATAGCAAGTGAATCATAAACTAAGGCTTTTAATTCAGTTGTTGAATAGTCTTCAATTTTCTTTTGTGTTGGTTCGGTTGCTGCAACTTCCTCAACTACTTCTATTTTATCTGTTTTCATGCTGTAAATATAATAAAATTATGCTAGCAATCCGATTGTTCTTAAAGCCCTTACTATTTTTTCAACTGTGTACCCATCAAAAGTATCATCGTGCTTAACGTTTCCGCCTGTTCCGCTTACAACGGTAGCAGCAGCCACAGCAGTAGTAGGTTGTACTATTGGTGTAGCATTCCAAAAAGATAATTTTTGTAGGTTTGTTGTTCCTATTTTTATCCCAGTAGTTGTATCTATTTTTAAATCAGAAATTAAAGCATTTGCCGAATTAAACCATAGCACTTTATTACCAGCTCCATCCGCAATAATTACATTGTTAGCAAGCGTAGAACTTAATCCAGTTACCTGAGCACCAATAATTGTATTGCTTCCACCAGTTATAATACCCCTTCCAGTATTCCAACCAATAGCGGTATTAAATGTTCCGCTAGTATGGTCATATAAAGTATTTTTACCTACACCTGTATTAGAGCCTCCTGTTGTTTGAAATAAACTTAAATCGCCAACCGCTGTATTTCCAGTACCAGTTTGGTTTGACAAAAGAGTGTTGTTACCGATAGCCACATTTTGAGCGCCTGTAGTAGTTGCTTGTAATGCTTCAGTACCAACCGCTACATTAAAACTCCCCGTTGCTAGTCTTAAAGCGAAATATCCAAAGGCGCAATTTTTTGCACCTACTATATTTGTTAGTAATGCGTCTGCCCCAAATCCGGTGTTAAGATTAGCAGTTAAGTCATCACCAATACCACACCTAGAACCAAAAAAAGTAGAACTTCCTAAACCCTCTTGTGATACTCTTCCGTTAAACCCAGCAGCATAGTTATTAGTTATAGTTGCATTAGTTCCAACGGTAGGGGCATTTACAAAAAGTGAATACGCATTAGTTATAGTACTTGCACCGACAAATGAATATGTTGGGCTATTAATTAAAAAACCATGTTGAGCCGTTACAGCACCTGTATTTCTTTGAAGTGTACCTAAAGTGAATGAAACAGTAGGAATATTAGCACTTGCCGTTTGAGTTGTATGATTAGCGGCAGTAAAAGTAAAGTTAGTAATAGCACCGCTTGATTGTGCTGCATTTGTAAATACTAAATTACCACTTACGCCTGTTACATTTGGAGTTATAATTGATGTTGTAAAAGTTGGACTAGTTCCAAAAACTAAAGCACCTGTTCCTGTTTCGTCGCTTATTACACCTGCTAACTCAGATGAAGTTGTTGCTGCAAATACGCTTAAATTTTGAGCGTTAACAGCCGCTAAAGTTGTACCGCCTAATCCTGCTAAAGTATAATTTGGAACGTTTAAAACGTTTGCAATTAACGTAGATGCCCCACTTGACCCTGTTGTTGTTAGTGAAGTCGCTGCCGTTCCTAATGTAGTTAAATAAGTTGAACTATCAACACTACCATCCGCTTTTAAAAACTGTGATGAAGTACCACCTGTTTTTATAAAGCCAGTTGTTTCTATTGTTGTTGTTGCAACTTGACCAGCCGTTAATACTTGCTGAATAGTTGGAGTTGACGCACTTACCGTTGGTAAAAAAGACAAAGCACTTAAAGCCGTTACACCATCGCCTAACTTAAATAAGCCAGTCGTATCATGATAGGCAGGCTCACCCGCTTTTAATACCATTGCAGCATTAGCGGTAAACCATGCCGTGTTCTTTGGGTCGTATCTAAATTCTACTGTTGCCATTTATAAAGTTTGAATAATTGTTGCAGGTGCAGGGTCTGTTAATGTTTGTATTATTTCTTGCAATACCTCAACCGTGTAAGTACTATTTGGGTTAAGTGTTGCTATTACGTTTCCGTTTTGGTTTAATATTGAAACTAAACCAGCCGTGTTATTATTAGGTGTTAAACAAGTTGAATGGTCATAATGTTGTATTACATTTAACTCAAAGCCCCATCCGCTTACATCGTCATCGTAAACTGATTGTAACGGCTCTAATGTTATACTTTCATTTACGGTACAATTATAAATACTTTGTAAATCCGATCTAATTTGTGAGAATACTTCTAAAGCTACCTTTTGCATTTCACTCATTAGCACATCCATGTTTCTATTGTCTTGGTGTACCAAGTCTAAAAATACAAAAGCAAAAGATGACGAATGTATGTTAATGTCTAATGTAACTGGATTAACAGTAACACCCATTAAAGGGTATGTTATTTCATTAGCAGCCCCAAACTCAGGCACTCTATCAAACAAAAAAGTACCACTACTTAGTTGGTTGTGGTTTGTTTGTTTGTCTTTGAATAACTGTTTTAGTTGGTTTTGGCTTAACATTTGCTTTCTCGAATTGTTCTAATTTTTTAATATGTTCTTTTTTGATTCCCATTTATTTATATAAATATTTATAACAATCATCGCAGTCGTTATCATCAATCATAATACCACTAGTAAAATTGTTTCTATTCGGCATTATTTCATCACGCTCTACATTGCTAATGTATAAAGGATAGCTACTAACATATCTGTTTAAATAGTTAGTAACTCTTTGTGCGTAAATCTCAGCTTTGTTTTTAGACCTATCCATTAAGAACTGAATCTCTGATAAATCTGCAGCAGATGAATTTTCGCTATTCTTAATCATTACGCCTTTATTCATTAGCCTATACTTCATATCCGGCATAGCTTCCATTTTAGCATAATGCAACATACAAGGCACAACTAAATCTAATAACGTTTGATTTAAAGCAGTTACCGTTGAGGTGGTAACTTGGTTTAATACTTCGTTATATAAATTAGTTCCAAGTAAAGGAATAATATAAAAGTCTTGCACCTCTTGAAGTATAGGTGTTAAGATGGTCATATCAACATTTTTGTTTATGTTGGTATATTCCTTTAGATAGTTTTCTGATATTAATAAACTTGCCATATTATTTATAAAGCCATTTAAAGCCGCCTGCAGTCTTTCTAACTAAAGAACCGTTTGCAACTTGTGATATACTTCTGTAATCTATTCCTGTTAATCTACCAGCTTCCCTTGTTGATAGAAATACGTTAACTATATTATCGTTTTTATCTACTTGATAAACCGTCTTTTTTAAAGGACTTTTAACAAAAGAATTTAATTTTTGTTCTGCAGTATAAATTTTATTTTTTTTACTTGGTGGTGTATTCCCACCGCTATTCATGTTTAAAAGATTGATTCCATTTTTACTGTATAAATCAATATATTCCGATTCAATAAATTCTGCTAAATCTCTATCTTCAACTTCTTTTAAAACATTCATTTTTATATCAAAACCATTTGATAAAACGGATTGTATTTTATTGTATTTGCTTTTATTAGACTTGCAAATTAAATGGTCTTTAAGTCTTTTTTTAGGATTAGCAGTTACCCCTACATAAAATATAGAGTTATCCTTAGTGTCTGTTAAATTATATATCGTATTCATATTACTTCTTTTTAGTTCTAGACTTTGTAATCGCCAACCAGATATGCCTGCAGTATTTAGTAGTTTTACCGCCATCTTTTTTAGGCTCGGAATACCAACCCCCCCTAAACGACCAAGCATCGTCTCCAAAGGCATTGCTTATATCATCTATTTGATTACTAGTCCAACTTCTAATTTTACTTAACAAAAGCATTTTTTGACAAAAAACCCTTGACTTTCCGCCCTTTACTAAAGCAGGCGCATCGGGTCTTTCTACATATTTGTAAACGGTGTATAATTCAGTTTCAATCTTTGGTGTGTTAGTTTCTAAACCTTTATCCGTTACCTTTGGCAGTTTATAAGTTGGGTCGTAAATAATTAATTGAGCAACAACTAAAGCCTCTAATATATTTTTTATAGTTTCTAAGTCAATGCCTAAAATCTTAGATATTTTTTCAGGTGTTGTTTCGGGTGCGCCTTTTAATAAATCTAATACTTGTTTTTCTGTATCCGTTACAAATTTATGCTTTGCAAATTCAAAATTAAACGCTTCAGCATTACTTCCAAATGTTACAAACTCTTCACTTACTATTGGGTCATCATTGTCATCTATTGCACTACCCTCGAATAAAGATAATACATAGTCAGTCATATCAACTTGTTTGTCAAACTTACTAAATTGAGCTTCAGGTGTTGCAAATAAAATATTAATATCTTGGTCGCTTAATCCGTAACTATTCTTTAGCATCATTGCAGCCACCTCTTTAGTAGTCTTTTGATTGTTAACCTCACGAATTAATCTTTTAATGTTAATCCATTGTTTGCCGGTTAAGTTCTTTAAATGTTCATTTACTTGCGTTTCTGGTATCTGAGCTAAATCACCATCAACTGTAACTTTGTCTTTAATATCAATGCCTAACTTTTTAGCGTAATGTTCACGTAAAGTATCTAAATCAAATAGTGATTGTAATAAAGCAGTATCAAAAGGTAAATCAACATTGGCAGGTTGTTTCTGTTTTATTTCTAATAAAGATAAATCAACACCGTTAACGGCTGCCAAATCTTTAATTATGTTTAAGTGTATCTCTTGACGGTGTTCAATATAACTAAACAACCATCTTTCAAACTTTTGTAAATAAATAGTGTTATCGCCAATGTTAACCGAGCCATCAAAAATAGCCGCCAAAGCAGGATCTGTTCTATGGGCTGTAAAGATATTTTGTTGTGAACGTTTGGCAACCTGCTCAAACATTTTATCTAAATCGCTTTGTGAAAACGTTGTTAACTCAGCTTTTTGACCGCCTTTGTCAACAAAGTTAAACATCATTTTACCGGTGTTAGAACTACCTTTAAATTTACGGTCAAAGAATTTAGCGTATTTTCTTTGCTCTTCCTGAGTTGGCTCACCATTGAATAAAGATAACATTGCACTTGCAAACATTCCATTCTTTAAATGTGAATAGTTAAAGTTAGTTATCTCAATATTTGTTTCAATGTCTTGTAAACCTTGTTGGTAGTTTGGTGCTGGGTAAATATTGCCAAATTCCATTGCACTCATTACTTCTGTTTTGTAATAAAGTATTTGAGTTCCTGTTCTAATGTTAGGGTTAAAAATAGGGTATTCTACAAACGATTTATGCTTATGTGCTTGGTCATTTACACATCCATTATCGTCAACCCATTGCTCACAATAAAAAAGAGTTTTACCGTCTGGTGAACGTCTAAACTTACTAAATTCTTGGTTATAAACCTCAGCTATTCTACCGTTAAAATCGTAAACTATTTGTAAAGCAATACCATCAAATATTTCAAATGGTGTTACGTTCTTTCTAAATAGACTATTCCAATCTTCAAAGCGATTAGCGTGTGATAAGAATTTATCGTATTGCGCTTGCTGTGCTAACGTTAATTTGCTCTCGTCATAACATAAGCCACGTCCGTAAACATGGTCAGCCTTAGCCTTTATAATAGCACCGTGAACGGCATCTCTATTGTATAGTTCTAATAAGTAATTAGGGTGTGAGTTATGCTCCCCCCATTGTAGATATTTGCCACTAGATATTTTTCTAATAGCAGGTTGAAACGAGCTATCAAATTCTATTTGTAAAAGGTTACCGACCTGTGTTATATTATTGCCCATTTGTTACGATTGATGTTCTTACATCTTTATAATAAATATTAGTTACCGATGGTGCTTTCCACCACGCTTTACCATTTCCAACTTCACCTGTTAACGTTCTAATATCTGTTGTATTTATATTTGCATAATTGAATAAGGCTGCATTAGCCGATTGATAAACGTAGAATGAATAACTACCATAGTCATCAAATAAAACGCTGCCATTTAAAGGTACAGCCGCTCCAACAGTTATAACAAAACGTTGCTTGTTATTATCTAAGTTAGTGTAAGTACTTGTACACGCTACTTTACGACCTGTGTTATCATTAATAAATACAAAGACAAATTGAGGATTTGCAATAGTTGAATTTTCCGTTACCGAAATATCAATAGTATTAGCCCCTGTTATTAATTGCATCATATACTTATTAAATACTAAAAAGTTACAAATGTTACTAAATAAAAAAGCCTGAAACTTACGGGTCTCAGGACTTACATTTATATTTTAAAGAATTAATTAAGCAGGTATCAATAGTAAAGCAGCTAAAGCAGTTGGTACAACGTTTGCAAACGTTCTCTCTTCACCTGTTAACACTATTGTATATCCCGAATCATCATTACCCATTGCACCACTCGCAGCGGTTGCAGTTGTAATTCTCATTCCGAACTCTTGTCCTAATAATCTAAATGCACCGTTCTTATCTTTAACCATCCAAATAGTGTCTTGCTTTGCTAACAATAAAATTTGTTGAGCAACTGCAGCTTGTTTCTTTGGAATGTATAAATTTAAAGTAATTGCATTCATTAATGTTCCGTTTGTATTAGCGGTTAAAACCTCAGTCTCATTCGCTTTACCGTAGTCAAATTCAAAACCCCACATCTTTTTACCTGTTTGTAAAAAAGAAGCTACGTTAGTAATACTACCACTTGCAGCGGTAATAGTTCCTTGTGTATAGTTAGAAAATTCTACGGCATAAACGTTTGTAAGTCCGGGTGAGCCATCTCTACAATCTCTTGCTATTCCCGATGTTATCGGGCAACTTGATAATGCCATGTTTTTATATTTTTTTTAATTAAGAGGGGTAAACTTAATTACCCCTCAATTTATTTAAACTCCTAAATACTTGTAAACTCTTGAAGGGAATGCAACTTGTACTCCTAGTTTCCACTCAGCATGGAACTTTAAGTTTTGATCGTCATCTGATTTCCAAACTTTGAATTTCTCTTCTTCGTTTGCCATGTCAGTTCCGATGTACATGTTTTCAGGCTCGATAGCGTAGATGTAATTTAAACCAGATAAACCAGCAACTTCAACAATTTCAATGTTTGCACCTTCAGCATACAATTTACTTTCTTCACCTGTTGTATTAAACAAGTTATCAGTACGTAATTTGAAACGGTATGTTGCAGCCATTTGAGGTGACATTAACATTTTTACAGTTGGGTTACCTTGGTAAACGTCATTGTTAGCAATAACTAAAGTAGCTAAACCTTTGATAACAGTACGGCTATTAGCTTCAGACCATGCAGTACCTGAATAAGTACCACCGATTGTAGCAGCACCAATGATTTTTACAAACCCATCAAAACGATTTAAGTAAGCGTTTGTTGAAGTTGTATCACCTTGCCATAAAGCAATTTCGATGTCTTCTTTAGCTTGTTGCATAGTGTCGTCGATAATTTCTTTGCTATAAGCTAAAGAATCATAATCACCACCTGCAGCTAATTTCTTTTGAGTGAAATACGGCTCTAAGTCACGCTCACACCAAAGCATATCAATTTTAGTTTTACCTACTGTGATAGTACGTTGAGTAATTGTAGTTGAACCAGATGCGTTAAAAGCACATGATTGAGCTTGAAATACACCACGAGTGTTAACCACGTTAATAGTTTCAGACGACTTAATGCCAGTCTGTTTGTTTTTCACTAAGTCCATTGTTGGTGAACCTGAGAAAAGTTTTTGATAAATCAGTTGTTCTGGTTGCTCTACATACGATGGAGCTGTTATTGAATATCCCATTTTATTTTGTTTTTTTTATTTGTTTATATTTATTTGTTTAATCCTAATTTGCTAAACATTTTATCTTGCTTTGAAAAAGAACGCTCAGGAGTAACAATAGGGTTAGCCATTGGCGTACTTAGTAAGTCAGTAAATGTTTTTGAGAATGTTGCTAAAGTTGCTTTTAACTCTGTATTGTCTTTCTCTACAGCATCAAAACGAGATACTAAAGCCGAGATAGTTTTGTTAGCCAAATCTAATTTAGCGTTAACGTCATTAACTGCGGCATCCATAGCTTCTTGAGTTACAGGTGCAACCGGCTCAACAACTTCAGTAGGTTCGTATTCTAATAAAAGACCAGCTTCGCCAACTGTAATTTTATCACCATTTTCTAATTCATGGTCACCAGCAGGAGCAGGAAGCTCACCATCAGGAGTTACAACAGTTACGATTGTCTCGTTAGGGATTGGCATTGGTGTTGAGTATTTAACAACCGTACCATCTTTTGTTTTTATCTCACCTGCTACAGGCGGAACAGTCTCAGGCTCAGCGTTATTAACTGGCTCAACAACTGGAATTGGTGTTTCAAATTTAAAAGCCTTTGCAAAAGTTTCCTTTTGTTCAGGTGATAAAATTGAGTTTACCAAATCTTTAAATGTTTTTTTATCGTTCATACTTATTAAATACTTAAGATTTATTTTTGTTTACTCTAAAATTACACTTAGCAAGTGGGCGCAAAATTCATCACTTAATTCAGTAGCCACACTTTCATAAAAATTACCCTCAACACTAAAGCCTGTGTATATTCCCGTCTTAATATATTCGTCCCAAACGTTCTTATCACCTATGTAAATAAAACCAAACCAAGTACCGTCAACTAAATGTTCCTGCCCTAAAGGCGGATTAACACCCATAGCACGATTAATAATAAACGATTGATATAAGTAGCTATCGTTAATCATGCGTGTGTTATCGTGCATTTGGTTAACGTTATTAGCGTAACTTAACTTAGCGTGTTTCTTAACTATCTGCTCAATAGTTTTAGATGAGAATTTAACGTTGTATTCCTTTTTGGTTTTCTCGTCTATTCTAGGAATAGCCATGTCGGGGATCATTAAAGCACCTGCAAGTATTTGTCTATCGCCTGTAGGAGCTGCAAAGTTTCCTTTTTGAGAGCCGCAAGTAATACGGATTGTTTTTAATTCTTTGTTAGAACCAAAGGCAAAGTAGCCTTGTTCAATGGCAGGACTATCTACGGTTGCAATGGCAGTTACACCGCTTGCATCTTTTACATCGTCTTCGATTGTTAAATCTATTAGTTCCATAATTATTAAATACTAAATTGTTTAGTTTGTTTACTTTAGAATGTAGCTTGGTCTTTAATCTTATCTATTGTGTTTGTTGAATTTCTTAAATCTGTTTCAACTACGTATGTTTTAATAGGCGGTTGGTTAAAGTTGTTGTTATTGTTTCCTGTGAATGTTGTTGTGTTTTGTTGCGGTGCTGCTATTGATGGTGTGCCATTGCCAGCTGGCATAGATGGTGCAGACGGTGTAGCTCCTAATGATGGTGCAGCCCCAGCAGAGCCACCTCCCAAAGCGCC